GGGAGTTATTATAATGAAGGTATTCAAATGACCTTAAAAAATATTCGTATTGATACTGTTAGAACTGAAGGAAGTACAGTTGACCACATCGAAGTCAAGGGAAATGATAAGAAGGTGGTGTATTAATATGACCAGAAAAAACTATAAAAGCTTGGTTAAAATACTGGCAAGAAATAACATTAATTTTGACGATCACGCAGAATTAATAGGATCTATTATGTCTTGGTTTAAGGAATATAATACAAATTTCTGTAAAACTACCTTTGAAAACGCATTGAAGGATGAATTAGAAGTTTATAATAATAATAAATTATCTAATGAACTATTGGAGAGTATTAACCATGTCTAAACCATTCAAAAAAGATGCTATTACAGATAGTGATCTGGTTAATATGTTAACTCAAATCGATTTATATTTTAATCAATGTAATATGATTAATGATGCAGATATGATGAAGGATTGCTATCTTTTAGCTAAAGATGACTTCTTGAATAAATATAGATGGATCAGTGAAGAAGAATATAACGCAAGTCTTGAAAGATTTAAATTTGAGTGAACTAAGAAACTTTTTAATCTTGATTGTTTTAATAATAATACTTGCCACATTTTTATAGAACAATAAAACAAATTAAAAGAGATCAGCTTAAACAAGTTGATCTTTTTTTATTGCCTTAATAACTCTTCAAGTAATTATATTTATTCTATAAAGTTAATCTGACCAGTAGGGATTATTTAACGCTCTGTAGCCCTCTATTATGTCTGACTAGGGTTTTTGTTGTGTCATGTTTTGTTTTGAACGTGTGACGTACGCAAAGATTAATACAATTACACTTATATAGATCTAAGTAATGACATATAGAATAGATAAATTATAAAAATTAATATTTTTCTGCAAAAAAGTGGGGTTGGGGTAGTAGGGGTATATATATATCTGTATACCTAGCCGATCAATTTTTTATTTTTTTTTGGTTTTTGACTTTTTACCATTATCTGCGTACAAGTTATTGAAAGTCACGTTAGGATCTAGATAGCTTTCATGTTGTTCTGCAGAGTGCAGCCACTGCGAAGGAGCAAAGTCTGGTGGACCTTCACCTGTTCTCCAAAGAGCAGGATTGGATACACGTACTCTGTTGTTAGGCAGGGCGACAAAGTTGCCTGTCCACTTCCCGGCATCTAACAGGTACAACACATGACTCTGTTTATGCTGTGCAGGATCGTCTGCTATATCGTTGTTTGTGTAATCAACGGTAAAAAGATATTTACCTTTATAGAAATTATTATCAATCTTACAATGCCAAAGACTTGAACTAACTCTATCCATCACAACTACACTGTGATCTCTAGATTCACAATCCCAAGCTTGTACTAAATGATCTTGCATTGGTTCTGACCATTCATCGAGGGGTATGTCGGCAACAAGAGCTTGGATTGGCATCCTTGCCCACATAGCTCCTCCATGAACATTTTTGTCTGGTCCGTCTTCCATGTCTATTTCACACCCGGTGAAAACAACTTGAAAGCTTAATGACCTATCTGGGATGCAGTTCACTGCAATGGCGATAGCGTGTAAAAACTCCCCATGATATTTTTGATGATTGTGTGTAAACTCCTTCCTTACCCAACAATTAAAATGTGGGATGTTACTTATAAGGTAGGACATTATCTTCTAGCAGCACCACCTCTAGACATCTTCTTTGTCTTCTTCATCATCTTGCCACCATTCATCATTTTGGTTCTACCACCCTTTGACATTTTTTTGGTTTTCTTTACCATCATGCCTTTAGACATCTTTTTTGTCTTTTTGTACGCCATCAATTTCTCCCTTTAACTGCACGTAGTTACTTTCAGATCCACGTAGTATCTCTATGTACCTCTGAACCTGTTAGTTCAGTATACAGTCGTATTCTAATTCTGTCAAGAAAAAAGTTGACAAAATGCACCACAACTGTATAATAATAACTAACAGACATATTATTGTTTGTTGTCGATGTAAGGGGTTGTAATAGGATATAATGGCGTTAGGGATTCCAGTTATACTTCGTTATGTAATAGTCACCTTTAGGCAGTCCGTAAGACCTATAGAGTTTGACTTCCCCTTCATCAAGACATGGTAGTATTTGTGTTAGTTGTTATGCTTGGTAATAATGTTATTCACCAAGACTTAGAGTTTTACGATATAGATCGTTGTCGTTACTTTGCAAATCGTTTAAATGCACAACCACCAATACCAAATAAAAGTGGAAAACCACAAAAGATAACAGCGTACTGTAAACCTATAACCAAAAGCTAACGGAGATAATATATGCCACCTGACGAAATCAACGAAGCAGACTATATGCCTGAAGAAATAAATGACCTTCAAGATATTAATGTAGCAGCACCAGAACCTGTCCAGTTAGATTTTTTCAAGTGGTTAGATAACGAAACGTCAAAGGAAAAGGGTAAATCGTTTTATCAGTGGTTATCTGATTCACTCTAATTATGTAACGAGGGGGAGTTATGTTAGATCCTGTTACGTTGGGTGCAGCAGTCAGTGGAGCAACGGCAGCATACAATGGCATCAAGAAAGCCATTATGTTGGGAAAGGAAATAGAAGATTTAGGATCACAGTTGTCTACGTGGATGTCGGCTGTTAGTGATGTTGATAATATACATAAGAACGCTAACAATCCATCAACATTTGACAAACTGTTTAATGGTTCAATAGAGCAGGTAGCTATAGAAAGTTTTTCTAGTAAGAAGAAGTTACAGAAACAACGAGAAGAACTTCGTAATTTTTTGATAGCTAACTATGGATTACAGGCTTGGGATGATCTTATAAAAGAAGAAGGAAGGATACGTAAAGCTAGACAACAAGCTATATATGCAAAACAAGAACAAAACCGAATGATACGTGACTATAGTATTATGGGTATAGCTTCTTTAATAGGTTTTGCAGCAGTAGGATGGATGATTTGGATCGTAAGTCATTCTATATAGCTTTATTAGTAATGTTTTTTGTAATGTACATATTTGCAGGTATAGTCAGTGCAAAGATGACAACGTGCAGATTAGCAAGTCAGGTACTTATAAATAAACAAAGGGTTTGTGTTTATGTTGGTGCAAATAACACTCAGTATAGAGAATACTTACCTTACGATGCAGGAAATTGTCCAAGAGATTATCAATGTCCGTATCGACCAAATGAAGAACCGTTTGATATAAAGAGTGTTATAAAGAGTATAAAAAACCAATTTAAGTAAAGGAATTAAATATGGAATATGGTCCAAACTATAAATTTGAAAAAGGAAGAAGAGGTATTTTAAAAGATGATCCTACTATAAAAGCATCTATTCCAGAAGCAGGAGTAGCTTTAGGTTTAGCTGCTGCAGTAGGGAATTTACTTGGAAGTAAAAAGAAAAATTCTAAAACAGTAACAGAACCAAAAAGAGGTAGACGTGTTAAAAAGAAAGAAGAATTAAAAGCAAAGTATAGTGTAAAGCCACCAGTATCAAAACCAAAGTTTTCTAATATTCAAGTTCCTGTTGGTAAACCAAAACAAACTCGTAAACCACAGACATTAAAAGATGAAAAAGGAAAAGTTAAAAATGTACGATCTGAATCTCAAACCTTTACAAAAAGACAAAGACCGGGAATGGATAAGAAAGAAACAGTAAAAGTCAATGTCGTTAACTAAAGTAAAAACAAATGAGAAACAAGAAAAGTTTCTTGACAATCTAATATCTAATGGTGGTAATATCACTAAAGCTTGTGTTGATGCAGGATACAGTCCTAACACAACAAACTGGTTAATGAGGAAACTAAAGGATGAGATTATTGAAAGGACTAAACTTCACTTGGCGAGTGCAGGAGTTAAGGCGGCAAGTCGTATCATTGAAGCTTTGGATGCAGATGGTAGTATCCCTGCTAATCAGTCAGATGTACGAATCCGTGCAGCGAATGATATCTTGGATAGAGTGGGTGTATCTAAACGTCAAGAGATACATACTCAAACTGAAATACTTCATGGGGTTGTGTTTTTACCCCCTAAACAAGATCAAAAAGATATTCCATACGAAACAATAGAGGGTTAAAATGGCAGAAAAAGAAGAAGAAATAAAAGATGAAAAAGGTTCACCACCTTTAACAGATGAAG